TGTGCAACTTGATTTAAAATTCCGCTTTGCTGTTGCTGTAACGCGATATTGTTAAGTTGATTTGCCGTTTGTGCTTTTGCTGCGGTAGTTGGAGCGCCTGCCTTTAATGCAGCAGCAGACGTGCTTTCTACTACAGGAACAGAGGCAGCCTTACCTGCTGCCATTGCGTCTGTTAATGCTTTACTGCTTGCCAATTTACCACCAGTTGTTGTTGTTGCAGCAGCACCTTTGGTTCCTAGCATTGCTGGTAAATGTGAACCACCCACAAGCGTTAAACCAAATAAAGCGCCTTTAAGTGCGCCCTTTTTTTTGTCTTTTCCTGCTGTAGCTGCACCTATTGCAGCACCACCTAACATTAGTGGTATTAGTGGTAATGGCATTTTAGTAGCTCCAAATAACTGGTGTTGTGTCTCTTACGTCTACATGAACAAATGTTTTAGCAATACCTATTCCTGTAAAACCCATTGCAAGTGCATTTTGTACAATAATGTAGCGATCAGCTCCGTGATGAATGCGAATGTCTGCTGCAATACCTAAAGTATGCTGCCCGCCTTTAGATTTATGCTTTTCAGCACTATGAGAAAGATCTCGATACCCTGACGTAATAATAAAAGGAAACCCGCAAGCCTCTCTAAGCTCGTCAAGTTTATGTATAAACCCTTCGCTCATGTTGTTTTTGCCAGTTTCCTGACAATCAAAATCTTCTATTTTAAAATATTTATACGTCATTTAGAGATACTTTTTGCTATAGTTGGGTTCATAATCTGGCCTTGCGCTATCTGCTGTTGCCCAATAGATGCAGCATTTCCTAGCATTCCTGAACTCTGGCCTGATCCTTGGTACATAGGAGCGCTGGTCATTCCTTGGTAATTATTAAACATAGGAGTTTGTTGATTGTTAAAATCCATTCCGTAACCCATCTGAGGAAGCAAACCAAAAACAGCATCTAAAGCAGCTTTTCTTTCTGCCTTGCTCATATCTGGAATATTTAAGTTTGCTCTTTGATCATCATCAGCAAAAATCATCCCCGCTAATGTTGCGCCAAAATCATCGTCAGAACCAGCGCCAAAAAGAGTTTCAATTGAATTTCCGCCTGCCAGTGAAAAAAACATAATCTATCCTGGTAATTTTGTTGGTGAGTTAAACAAGCCGTAACCAGCTAAACCTAGACCTAAAGCGCCAGCTAAATCTGAGCCGCCTCCACCGCCACCACCTGAAGTGGTTGATATTTGGCCAAGGTTAACACCTGTAATACGACTAGCAAGACGGTCAAGAGCTGTTTGTGGAGCCTCTTGATTAAACGCAAACCGTTCTCTCGCAGCATCAATAAGTGCTTGGTCATAACCCATTTGCTGACCACCAACACCTGCAACCGTTTGAGAAGGCTGTAGGAGCGCTCTCTGAGAGATTGGAAGAGCAGACATAGCTTGAGCCTGGTTTCTAAGCATCGCCTGTGTAGCGGCTCCTGCGGTCGCCTCAGCAGCTTGTTGCTCCTGGATTCTTTGTCGATCACCACCAAACGCGCCTTGCTGTATTGCTTGACTTCCTATTCCTGGAAGAATTTGACTTTGAAGCTTAGCAATAAAAGGATTCATTACAGCTTGTGATTGCTCAGATGTAGGATCAAGCATTGCAGCAGTTGATCTAGCTCCAGCCATACCTAACGCTGACTGTGCATTTGCAGCATCTAAAGCCATTTGCTGACCAGCTTCTATGTTAGGGTTCATTGAAGCAACTGTTTGGCCTGGAAAAAACTGCATCCCACCTCTATTAAAAGCTTCTTCTGATAACCCAAACAAACGAGTTAAAGCCCTTTCCTGTGCTGGAAACGGCCTACTGGTTTGAGTAGTATCTGATGGTACGTCTGAGCTACACATAATTTATTCCTTTATAAACATATTAGTAGGCCACACTGGTTTGTAGCCAAATTTTTCCATATGATTTATATAATTCGATTTGTCGTTGCAAGCTATAAAATAAGCTGGAGTACCCCTATCGTTCATAATTGAATCATATGTGTTTTTTAAAATTAAACTTTCTCTTGCGCTAACTGCGTCTGACTTGTGCCAGACCATTACTAGCGGAATTCCCGCTAAAGACCAGGCTCCTACTATCTCACCGTTTTTTTCTACAACATGCGTTGGACAAGTCATGTTGTCGTTATCGCCTATTGCTGCTTCTATAGTTTTTTGCTGATCTTCTATTGTTAAAATCTTTCTTACTGTTGGGTACATATCTCTCTCCTTAACCTACTTTAAAAGCCCTTGCCTTTACATACCAATGCGAATTAGTTGCATTTGTGTCGTTATCTCCTATTTTACCGCTATCTCCAATAACTTGCAGTGTTGGGCTGCCTGAGAAGTTTCCGCTTGTAAAACCGCTTGTTGTATAGGTCACTGTGTTTGTTCCAACTGACGTTACAGGAAACTCCCCATTTAAAGCGTTGTCTGAATAACCAGCAATTCTAACTCTAGCTTGTGCGTGTGCGCTACCTGACACAGTTACGGTTATTGCTTGACCAACGCTTGATTGGTTCGTTATTGATCTTGGAGTTTCATTTGGTATAGTTACTATGCCTAAACCGTCTTCAGCAACTAAAACTTGAACGGTAGTTGCTGATTTAATTACTGTATACCCTCTCTCATTATCATTTGATTCTGAGGCGTGAGAATGCGTTCCAGTGCCAATTAAAGTCTGCCCCACTGTAAAATTTAATTCTGCAACTTTACAGATTAAATCTATTTGCACAAAATCAGGGACTTGACCTAAGCCATGAGTCCAAGTGTGTTCTGAAGCTTTGTAGCTTTCTTGCTGGTTTCCTACAAATTGAGTCATCGAAGAGCCTGACCCACCAACCCCTATAGGAGTCCAGTTGCTAGAAGTGCTGTAATAATAAAAGCCCTCTGCACTGCTGCCAAAAGTACCTCCATCATTATTACCATTACTAAACGCTATAACTCCTGCATCAGGATCTCTAGGAGCTGAAGATTGGGGTATAAAATAATCAAACCCTTTTAAGTTAGTAAACTTTTGCTCAATTGCTCTAAGCTCATTTTCTATAGCAAATCTATCATACTCATCAGGTAAGGCCATTATCTTTCACCCTCAAACCTGCCCTGAACAACTAGATCAGTTATTATCCAGTCATTGCCACCTGTGCTTTCAATTTTTAAATGTATATATCTGCCTGCGGTTCTTAAAGGAAAGCTTTCAAATTTGTTGTTTATAGTGAAATTTTCTGCTGTTAACCAATCTGGAGCCTGGTCAATAACGTCAGTTGCTGCAATGTAAAGCTGCGGAGAACCATCGCCTTCTTTACCTACTCGCATTGCAGAAAATTCTTTTACTCTATCTGCGTCTCCTAAATCATGTGCTTTTGTGATTGCAGATACAATTGTCCCTGGCGGCAAGTCTGGTCTACTTCCTTCAAAATATAACTTACATTCGCCATCTGCTGAAATAGGGTAATTAAAAACACTTCTTTCTAAAAATGCTGTTCTGCTAGAATCTCGCATTCCCCATTGATTTGTTTTGTAGTTGTAATATATTTCTTGCTGTATATTTAACGAAACTCTAGGCATAGCCCAAACAACTTCATTTTCTTGAGGGTTATCATAAGCAACAACAATGCCTAGCTGAGAAGATGAAGTAAAAGCAATGTTTTCTCTATACCACTCATTCATGCCAGACTCTCGGCCTATCATCTTAACGCTAGACCCATCTGTTACAAAAAACCCATCCCTTGATAATCCGTAATTTTTTCTGCCTACGGTTACAACCGAATGAGGAGAAACAGCACCTACGTTGTTTTCTAGCGCTGGCCTGTAACCAAATATGTTAGGCAACCCAACGTAGTTAATAATAAACATTTGGTTTTCTGTATATGCAGCTAACCCATTACCTAATTGTGCCACACAAACAATAGGTGTGTTTGCTTCTCTTATTTGCAAACTACCTGCTGTGTTAGAAGCACTAGCCTCCCAGGTATCTAAATTGTCTGCTGAACACCAAGCAAACGTAGTTGGATATTCTATTGATGGTGTAGCAGCACCTGCTGGAGTTCTGTTGTAATTAAAAGCCAACATATGAGGGCCTTGTTTGTGGAATATTTTAACTCCATCAAACTTACAATCAGGCGTTTGAATTGTTAGTTTTAGCCCCGATCCTGGCGATTCACCTCCAGGGCGAGCAGCAGTGCCTCCGTCAATTACACTGCTATTTGTAAATGTTGTGTAGTCGCCATAGCTATCCACTTTTATATGTGTAGCTACTCCTCCAGACTGACCAGTAATGGTTACAT